CGCAAGTACACACATTCGACCGATGAGGACTGTCCCATTTGAGCCAGAGCATTTAAAAGACCTTCTACTTCAACCGAGCCAAGCCATGCTGCAACACCTACTCACTGATCCCGAATACGGGGCGAGCCTGAAAGCAGCAGGGCCGTCATACACGGCGCTCGATGGAGAGAAGGTCGTCGCCTGCATTGGCATGCTCAACATTTGGCAAGGCCGCGCACAGGTGTGGGCATTGATCGCCAAGGACGCTGGCCGCAAGTTTTTCTACATCCACAAGATGACCGAGCGCGCACTGCGTCTGCATCCATGCAGGCGCGTGGAAACGACTGTCACAAGCGACTTCGCAGAAGGCCATCGCTGGATGCAAATGCTGGGGTTTGAGCGAGAGGGCTGCATGCGTGCGTACACGCCCAATGGCTTAGACACCGACCTATACGCGAGGGTTTCATAATGGGCGCAGTATTCAAAGCACAAGGCTCGATCCTAGAAGGTCAGGCGGCACAGGGCACATATCTCTCGAAGGCGCAGTCCGACGAGTACAACGCCACGGTCGCTGAAAACAACATTCAAGTTGCCAACGAGCAGTCCAACGCGCAGCAGGAAGCACAACTGCGCAAGTTTCATGATGTACAGGGCAAGGCCTTGGCTGCTGTGGCTCAGTCTGGTGGCGGCTTCGAGGGCAGCAATGCCGACATCCTGCACCAGAACGAAGTCAACTCGATGCTCGACCAACTGGCAATCCGCTACGAGGGCCAGACGAAAGCTCGCACGCTGTCCGACACTGCCAAACAGCTTCGCTACTCTGCAATGGTCAACCGCAAGAACGCAGACATGGCGCTCGAAGCTGGCAAGATCGGCGCAACTGCTGCGCTGTTCGATGGCGCGGAAAAGGCAGCAAAGGCTGCTGGCGGCGGCAAAGGCGGTTAAGGAAACAAAATGGCATCAATCAAAATCCCAACCTACGATCAGACCCTTGTGCCCACCAGCATGGGCACGCCGCAGGCAGCAAGCGTGGCATTCGACGGCAGCATTGGCAAAGCCATGCAGAAGCTGGGCGAAGGCATCACCTACGCCGAGCAGGTCTACAAGCAAAAGCAAGACGGCGATGCTGTGCAGGCCGCAGGCCAGACCGTGCAGGACTACTACCTGCAAAACATCGACCACCTCGAGGAGCTGAAAAAGAACGCTCCCGATGGCGCGCCCGACTTCTCGAAGAGCTTTCTCGAGAGCTTCCAAAAGGGCAAAGACCAACTGCTCTCTGGCATCACCAACGACAAGGCCAAGAAGTTTGCGCACGACCGCCTCAACAGCATCGAGCTGCACCTGTACGGCCAAGCCAAACACTTCGAGACGCAGGCAGGCGAAGCGTTTGCCGACAAGAAGCTCGACGAGTCAACCGCCACTGCTGCGGCCATTGTTGCCAAAGAGCCTCAGTCGTTTGATCTGGTCAAAGAGAACATGCTCACCCAGATCGCCAACGGCGGCTACACCAACCCAGAGAAGCGCAACCTGCGCGCTCAGTCCACACTGCGCACACTGACCGAGTCAGCGATGTGGGGCGAGATCAAGCGAAACCCACAGATGGCCGAGGCAGCTCTCAAAGAGGGCTACGGCAAGGCTGGTGGCGGCTTTGACAGCGCATTGAAGTTCACGCTCACGCACGAGGGTGGCTACAACCCGAAGGACGCAAACGGCGCAGAAGTCAACATGGGCATCAACAAGGAACACAACCCTGATGTCGATGTGAAGAACCTCACAAAAGAGGGCGCGACCAAGCTCTATCGTGAGCGCTACTGGGACAAGATCGGCGGCGACGAGCTGGCTGCACAAAACCCATCGCTTGCTACGGCTGCATTCGACACCGCTGTGCTGGCTGGCCCAGACCGCGCCAAGAAAATGCTTGCGCAGGCTGGCGGCGATACCAACAAGTTCCTCGAGCTGCGTCAGCAGTTCCTCGATGGTTTGGTTGCCAAGAACCCTGAGAAGTACGGCCCATATCAAAAGGCGTGGAACACGCGCACCAACGACCTGCGTGCCAGCAGCGACACGGCGATTGCGATCCCTGAATACCTGCGCACGATGGCTAAGAGCATCGAGCCTTCGCGCTACCACTCTTTCCTCGAGCATGCCACCACCGCTGTGAATCAGGTCAATGCGGTCGATCTGGCTCGCTTTCAGGACAGCGTTGCAGACAGCAAGGCACGCGCCGATATGGGCATCACCGACAGCGTGCCCAAGACGGCCACCGAGTTCAACAAGTTTCTTGGCCCAGAAAAAGGTGCGATTGCCTACCGCGAATATGTTGGCCTGCAAGAGTACGCAGGCATGGTGTCAAAGCTCACCACGGCCACGCCAGAGCAGTTCCAAGAAATGCTCGCACGCGAGAAGTCGGTCGATCCTCAGTCGGCTGGCTACGCTGGTGCGCAGGAGCGCATGGGCAAGCTCAACGCTGCATGGGCCAACGTGGTCAAGATGCGCAGCGAAGACCCTGCCGCCTACGCCATGAAGTATTCCGAGCCTGTCAAACAAGCCTTCGGTGAGCTTGCTTCGGCCAAGACCCCCGAGGCGGTCAAGGCTGCTGCGGCCAAGTTTGCTACTGCATCGGTGGCCGAGCAGACGCGCCTTGGTGTGGTCAACCCACAAATCCTGACAAAGCCCTACAAAGACCAGATCGTCGCCCAATTCAACCAGCAGGGCGATGGCGGTCAGAACGCAGCCCAGTTGCTGCAAACACTGGCCGACACATGGGGCAACCGCTGGCCCGAGGTCTACAAGCAGCTCGCGCCCGACTTGCCGCCCGTGGCGAAGGTGTTGGGCACGCTCGGCCCAGAGATCAGCCCAGCGACCAAGTCGCTGATGGCCTCGACCGCCAAGATGAAGATGGACGACCTCAAGTCGGGCATCGCCAGCACAGACGCAAAGGACGTTGAGGACAAGCTCAACGACCAGTTTGCCCAGTTCAAGCGCTCGACATCGTTCCAAGTGGGTGGCGTTGCCACCTTTGATGCCGTCTACGACTCGGCCAAGCGCCTGTCGTTTGTCTACACCGCGCAGGGCATGAAGCCCAGCGAGGCTGCGGCCAAGGCCTACCAAGAGGTGATCGGCAAGAGCTACGAGTTCAGCGGTGCTGCGCGCATCCCCAAGGGCTACGATGTCGGGGCCGTCGAGCGCGGCGCTCAGAACGCCATCGACTTGCTCGACAAGTACGACATCGCCCTGCCCCCAACGCCTGCTGGCATGACCGACAAGGATGCGAAGCGCCAGTACATCGACTCGCTCAAGTTCAACGGCCAGTCCGTCTGGCTGACATCGGGCGACGAAAAGGGCTTGGTTCTGTACGACACCATCTCTGGTACGCCCGTAAAATTCAAAGATGGCCGTGACCTCAAGTTCACTTGGGACACGCTGATCCAGAACGGTGGCCCTTCCCTGTGGCAGCGAATGACGGGGCAGACACCGCAGAGCCGAGGCAGCGAGCAGCCGAACACAGCAGCAGCTCCTGACATGAAGGCCAAAGACAACAAGACTTGGAATAAGTAATGCCCATCTATCTCGACGAAACCCGAAACAGCCTGTCTCCACTGACCGACTACCAATCGGGCTTCGGTGAGTACGTTGGAGCCAAGGCTGTTGGCGCTTTCTTGGAAAGCCCGACCGCGATGGCTGGTCAGGTCGCTGCTGTGCAGGATGCCCAGCACGGCACTGACATGCTCGAGCAGATGTTCGACAACAGCATCTCCTCGGCTGAGTTCGGCATGAAGTACGCAGGCAAAGCGCCCCGTCAAGTCACCATGATTCCTGCCGAGGATGCTCGCAAGAAGATCAGCGAGGCTGGTGTCAAGCTCACCGTGCCCGACAGCGGCATCAGCGCCGAAGCGCTCGACATCCTGATCACCAACCAGCAAGACCGCACAGCACGCAACAGCATCATCGAACGCTCGCCCACTGGCCTGCGCTCGGTGGCCGGCTTTGGTGCTGCCTTTGCTGGCTCACTGCTTGACCCTTTGAACATCGCCACTGGCCTTGTGCCCATCGTTGGCGAGGCTCGCTACACCGCCCTGCTCGCTCAGTCTGCTGGCAGCTTTGCTGGCCGCACCGCGATCCGCGCAGGCGTTGGCTTCACTGAGGGTGTCGTGGGCGCAGCGGCTATCGAGCCGATGATGATCAACTTCAACCGCCAGCTCCAGAACGACTACACCATGACCGACTCGCTGCTCAACGTGGCATTCGGTGGTGTGTTCGGTGGTGGCCTGCACACGCTTGGCGGCGGCTTTGGTGAAGGCTTGCGCAACTACGGCGGCAAGCAGCACCCTTGGGAGGCCTACAAAGGTCTTGGCGTGAACGATGCCATGACCGTGATGAAATTCCAGAACGACCTCATGGCTGGCAAAGTCGAGGACGTTGGCGCGGCCACGGCAGGCTGGACTGATCGCATGCGCGAGGCCGCAGGCATCAAAGGTGGCGAGCTGCCCCCACAGGTGCGCGAGGCTGGTTTCCAGCCCATAGAGCAGCCAGAAGCCCCGTTTGCTCGCCTGTACGAGACAACCCCAGAGTCAGCCCGTGCGCTGGCCCTGAATGACCTGCGCGAAACGATCCGCGCCGACCTGCTTGGCGTGGCAGGCAACCGTGCCGAAAACGGCGACATCGCCACCCTGCGCCAGCAACTGGCCGACACCCAAAGCAAGCTGGCGGCTCTCGATGAAGCCGACTTCAAGCGCCGCGCCAAAGAGTTCCAGCAGCAGGGCATGAGCCGCAAAGAGGCCGAGTCTGCTGCACGCAAGCAGGTCGAGCAGGCTATGGCCGACCTCGAGGCCACCAAGACCAGCATCGAGCAGAAGATCGACAGCAACGCCAAGGCCAGTCAAGCAGAGCAGCAGCTCGCGGCGCTGGATAAGGGCGAAGTGCCACCTGCATACGAAGCAATGGTGCAGGCCCGTGCCGACAAGATCATGGCAGGCGCTGATATGGCCCGTGCCACCTTGCAGATGGATCAGCTCCCTGCCCCGTTTGTGATCGGCATGGCCTCGCCACAGACCCGTCAGGTGGCCTTGTCCACAGCCGTTGCACACCTTGCCCAAGGTCAGAACGTCAACATTGAGCCTGTCTTCCACATCGACGCAGGCAAGATGACCCCCGAGCAGGTGATCGCCGCAGCCAAGCGCCAGCAGCAGCCCAGTGCGTCTGCCTTGGCCGACGAAGCCTCCTCGACGCAGGCCAACGAGCGCGTGCAGCGCAGCACCAAGAAGGATGCCAACCTCGAGGCCGCGACCAAGGCCGCTGACGAGGCCGTCGAACGCCTGAACAAGTCCATCAAGAACCTCGAGGAGTCGGGCGCATCACCCGAGATGATCGAGCGCCTGCGCAAAGAAGCCGAGGCGCTGTACTCGCGTGGCGAAAGCGTTGGCTCCACTGTTGAGGAAACCACAGCAGCGTTGCGCGATTCGTTCAACGGCGAAGGCGGCAAGCTCATCGACAGCGGCGCGGTCAAGATCGTGCAGACGGTCGACGAGCTGCCTGCTCGAGCAGACGGCCAGCCTCACCCTGCCGATACCAAAGGCATGTATGACGGCAAGCAGGCCTACCTCGTGGCCGACAACCTCGGCGCTGACGAAGCGCAAGGCGTGCTGCTGCACGAGGTCGGCGCTCACTACGGCATGGAGCAAATGCTCGGTGCTGGCCTGTACCGCAAGCTGGTCAAAGAAGTGCAAAAGCGTGCCGCTGCTGGCGAAGCTGGCTTTGTGGACGCGCTGCGCCAAGTGCCCGACGACACGCCCGAACACCAGCTCGCTGACGAAATCCTTGCCTATCTGGTGCAGAACCACAAAGAGCTGCCACTGGTCAAGCGCATCATGGCCGCGATCAAGGCCTTCATCTATCGCGTGACCAACGGGTCGTTTGGCAACCTGTCGCCCGATGACATCGGCCAGATGGCTGTGGCCGCGCTCAAGAAGGTATCGAGCGCCGAGGCTGCGGCCAATGGCATGATGTACAGCAACGCCGCCAAGGACATCACCAAGACCGCCGCATTCAAGCAATGGTTTGGCAGCAGCCAGATCGTCGACGAGAACGGCAAGCCGCTGGTGATGTACCACGGCACGGCGCAGGACATTCACGCATTCCGTGGCAAGCAAGCTGGCGCGATCTTTGTGACCAAAGACCCAAAGTTTGCCGACGACTTCACCGAGATGTCCAAGGACTGGATGGTCGAACACCACGAGGAAATTCTGACCCGCGAGCAGTTCAAGGCCGCGCAGGATGCAGCCGAACGCTACATCCGTGAAGAGTTCGCCAACGATCCAGACAAGGCCGACATGCTGGCGCACGAGATGCGCGTTGGCGACCGTCTGACCAACATCAAGGCACGCAGCCTGTTCAACAAGGCGCTGGCCGAGCAAATGCCGTCTGGCCCCAACATCCTGCCCGTGTACGTCAGCGCACAACGACCATTCGACTACGAGAACCCGCAGCATGTTGCCGCAGTGGTTGCTGAATTGAACAAGTCGACAAACGCATGGGGTGACCCTCGAGGCGAAAAAGCCAAGGGCTTCATCGAGCGTGGCAACTGGGAAGAGATCGAGAAGATGACAACGCAGGACGCTATCAAGGCCGCTGGCTTTGATGGCTTCTACGTCAAAGAGGGCAAGGAGAAGAACCTCGCCGTGTACGACCCTGCGCAGATCAAGTCTGTGTTCAACAAGGGCAGCTTCGATCCGAACAACCCAGAGATCAGCTACGCCCGTGGCGCGAAGCAGGCCATCGAAGCCCAAGGCGGCGATGTCAGAGAGGTTGCGCCTCTCGATCAGATCGTGACCTCTGAGCGCATCCCCATGATCACGCTCAAGGACTTGATCGGCAAGCGCATCATCCCGACCATCGCTGACCGCACCAAGGCTGGCGCTTTGTTCACTGGCATCGACGGCTCCAAGCTCGAGGCCGCTGTGCCCCTGCTCGGTGGCCCCAACTTCCCCCTGCGCGAGTCCAACATGGACGCAGGCGTGGTGTGGGCCAACCGTGGCAAGTCGGTCACATCGCTCAAGAAGGGCAAGATGGATGAAGGCGCGGAGTACATGATGGTGGTGCTGGGTTCGCCCGACATGCACCAGTCCAACACGACCGTGTCCAACGCCATGATCGGCCAGCTCGAGGCCTACCTGCGCGACCGCCGTCTGAGCAAGAAGTCTGCAGCCGACCTGACCAACCTGATCCGCACCACCAAAGAAGCCGACCCCAATGTGGCCGAGGCACTGAGCAAGTTCCCAAGCCTCGAGGACAGCGAGAAGGCGATCAGCTACCTCGACAGCATCTCGTTCGAGGCTCGCAAGCGCGTGGCAACCATCCTGTCGTCGGTCAAGGCAAGCGACATGGGTGCGCCCAACTTCCAGAAAATCCTCGATGCCACCGTCGAGCCTGAGTACGCAGGCAACCGCTGGGGCGATGGCGTGCTGGTGGTAAAGCTCAACCGCGAAAACCCATTCATCACCTTGGGTGAGGACGGCACACAGCTTCACCCTGACTACCCACTGGGCATGAAAGGTGAAGTCGTGGGCAAGCTGTCCACGCCCGTGAACTACGAGCTGCTGTGGCAGGACTGGCTGGCAAAGGCCCACGCCGATGCCATCGCCCGTGGCACGCCTGCCGAGAAGATCAACACCCGCCGCGCCTTTGAGCTGGGCAAGCCGATGGTCGAGGTGACCGCCGACCTCGTCCAGCGCATTGGCAACCTCAACAGCGGCAACCTGACCCCTCGCCAAGCCAAGCTGGTGTCGGCCACCATGAACGACCGCTGGGCCACCTCTGAGACGTTTGGCAAAGGTGGCATGCGCAGCGCCAGCCCGACCGAGTTCTGGCACGAGATGCAGCGCTCGCAGGCCTCGGCCATCATGCCGCGCCTCGAGGCCAAGGAGATCGTCGACCAAGTCAGAGCCAAGACCCGCACCATCTACCAGCTCGACGATGGAGCCAAGGAAGGCCCAGCCAGCCGTATCTATTTCAGCCTGCGCCGCGAGGAAAAGCGGGTGGTATTGGATTCTTGGCTGAACAACGAAGTGGGTGCAAAAGGCTACGGCGGTGCTACAATCGCAAAAGCTGTTGCGGAAGGCGCAACACATGCCGAGGTGCTGGCAGTGCCTACAGTGGGCCACCCAATGGGCCGCACCGTGGAACTGCTCAAGGCGCTGGGTTTTGAGGTCGACAAGGCCAAGAAAGCCGACCTCGGCGGCAAGGCAAACAGGGCTGATGCGCTCGAGTATTTCAAGCGCAACGGATGGAAAGAAGGCGAGCCAGAGCCTCAACTGGTGACGCTGAAATGGAGTGGCAAAGATGAACAACGCGCAGGATTCGCAGAACGCTATCTCTCAGGCGATTTTGCAGGTCTTCGACCAGAAGGAGCTGCTGACCATGTCCTCGCCGCAGCGCACTCTGCTGAACCGTCTAATCGACGTACAGCTCGCGGAGGGCGGTCTGGAGAGCCTGACACCCGAGCGAATGAAGGGGATCAAGGACAGTCTGGCGCACCTGTGGGATCAGAGCTTCGACAGCTCGCTGCCACAATCGGGCAGCTCTCAGACACAGAACTCCTGAACCTCGGATTGACCCGCAGCGAGCTGGGCCGCATCGCTGATGCTGAGTTCCATGCCAAGCTGGTCGATGAGGTAAAGTCCATCACCAAAGCCTTCGACGAAGGTGTCAAAGACGCACAAGGACTAGGTGAGGCCGTGAACGCCGCAGCCGTCTGCGGTTTGAGGAACTGATCATGGCCTACGAAAATTGCATCAACGTCATCAACAAGGCCGCTGGCCGCGAACTGTCTGATGACGAAATGCTCGTGATGCTGCAATCACTGCAAGCACGCGAGCGCTTCTTCAAGCTCAAAGGCCTAGCCAACGACGACCGCGAGGCCACCCTCATGGCCGCGCAGGAGCTTGCCAACACCATCGAGATGTCAGCCGTCATCGAGCGCCGCCAAGCCGCGATGAACATGATCAAGCGCGTCGAGAAGGTGTCATGGGTGCAGGCCAACTTCGGCAACAACTTTGCCGAGGGCATTGAGGCCATGCTGGTGGGCGTGAACCGCGCCAAGACAGGCGCACGCATGAGCGCCGCCCAGACCCAAGACAAGCTGGTCAAGACCTACATGGCTGGCCTGACCTACGACCTCGAGGCCACGGGCCACCTGTCGCTGTTCACCAGCGGTGCGCTCGACCGCGATGTCTCGCGTGCGCTGTGGTCGATGGGCAAGAAGGACGAGGCCAAGCGTCTTGGCGACTTGCCGCAGGAGGCCGTCCAGATCGCGCAGGTGCTGCACAAGTGGCAGGAGGTTGGCCGCACCGATGCCAACGAAGCTGGCGCATGGATCAGAGAGGCCAAGGGCTACATCGTCAAGCAGAGCCACGACCGCGCCAAGATCATGGCCGCAGGCGAGAAGCAGTGGAAGGCTGACGCTGAACGCTTCTTTGACCTTGATCAAATGAGCCTGTCTGGTGAAGGCATCGACTACATCCTCTCGAAGCTGTACAGCGACTTTGCCTCGGGCCAGCACCTCAAGCCAATCCCTGACGACGAGATGGCTGGCCTCAAAGGGCCAAGCAACCTTGCCAAGAAGATCAGCCAGCAGCGCGAGGTGTTCTTCAAGGACGCTGATGCGTGGTTCGACTACAACGAGAAGTACGGCAGCGGCAACCTGCGCGAAGCCTTCGTCGGCGGTCTGGCCCAACGTGCCAAGGCCACGGGCTTGATGCAGGTGCTGGGATCAAACCCAGAGGCCATGCTGCGCACCATCGTCAACGATCTCGATCAAGCCGCCATGAACAAGGGCGATGTTGCCAACCGCGACCGCCTGCGCGAGTTCACCACCCCCAACGGCATGGCCGACACCTACCTCAAGGCCGTGGATGGCCGCGCCGACATCGCTGCCAATGAAATCTGGGCGCGCCGTGGTGCAGCCTTCCGCGCATGGGAGACGATGGCAAAGCTCGGTGGCATGATCTTCTCGCAGCTCAACGACATCGCGGTGTTCGGCAGCGAGATGAAGTACCAAGGCCGCAGCTTCTTCTCGGGCATGTCCGATGCCGTCACTGGCTTGGGCACAAACCTCAAGCAAGAGGATCGTCGCCAACTCCTCGCCTCGCTTGGCGTGGCAGTGGACAACCTCGCTGGCGAGCTTGGTGCGATGGGTTCGCTGCAAGAGGCTGGCTCGATGAGCAAGGCCATGCGCTTGTTCATGAAGCTCAACCTCTCTCAGTTCTGGACAGAGAAATTCCGTGCGTCTGCGGTGCTGGGCTTTTCGCATTACCTCGCGCAAAACGCATCGCTCGAGTGGAATGCACTGAGCGACGAGCTGCGCCGCACGCTTGGCCTGTACGAGATCGGCGCGAAGGAATGGGACACCATCCGCGCATCGAACAAGAAGCACATCGACGGCAACGACTACATCACGCCAGAGCATGTGGCCGATGCTGCCGTGGCCGACAAGCTCAAGACCTACTTCATCGACCGCACATCGTTTGCCGCGCTCGAGCCTGACGCGAAGACCAAGGCGCTGCTGCTGCAAGGCACTCAGGCAGGCACGGTCACAGGCGAGTTCACGCGCTTCATGATGCAGTTCAAGTCCTTCACTGGCGCGTACATGCAAAAGGTCATGGGCCGTGAGCTGTATGGCCGTGGCTACGAGGGTGAGTCTGGCTTTGCTGGCATCGCTGGCGCGCTGCGCAACGGCAACGGCGAGATGCAGGGTCTGGCAAACGTGATCCTGTGGTCTACGCTGGCAGGCTACGCCTCGATGTCGCTCAAGGACTTGGCGAAGGGCCGCACGCCACGCGACCCGATGGAGCTGAAAACATGGCAGGCCGCAATGCTGCAAGGCGGCGGCATGGGCATTTGGGGTGACTTCCTGTTTGGCGAGGCCAACCGTTTCGGCGGCAAGTTTTCAGACCTGCTTGTCGGCCCCGTGCCTGCAATGGTGAGCGACATGGTCGATCTCTACCACAAGGCATTGCAGGGTGATGATGTGGCAGCACAGGCATTGAAAAAGGCCATCGACCACACGCCTTTCCTCAACCTCTTCTACACCCGCATGGCACTTGACTACCTTATAATTTATCGCATGCAGGAGGCCATGAACTCTGGCTACCTGCGCAGGATGGAGAGAAGGGTAGAAAAGGATAACGCCCAAACTTTTCTGCTGCGACCCTCCGAGGTCGTTCGATAGGAGTCCATCTTGACCGTCTCAACCACCACATCAAAACTCAGCTACGCAGGCAACGGCTCGACCGTTGCGTTTGCCGTCAATTTCTATTTCCTCCAGACCAACCACATCAAGGTGGTGCTGCGCGCAGCAGACGGCACGGAAACCGTCCAAACGCTTGGCACTGACTACAACGTCACTGGCGCTGGTGTCAGCTCTGGCGGCACGGTGACAATGACCGTGGCCCCAGCATCGGGCCAGACTTTGGTGATCGCACGCAACGTGCCCCAGACCCAGCTCGTTGATTATCAACCCAACGACCCCTTCCCTGCTCAAACGCATGAGCAAGCACTCGATCAGCTCACGATGGAAGTGCAGCAGCTCCAAGAGCAGATCAATCGCGCCATCAAGCTGTCGCTGACCAACACCATGACCTCGACCGAGTTCACGGTCGGCGCATCGTCGCGTGCCAACAAGGTGCTGGGCTTCGATGCAAACGGCGAGCTGACAGTCACGCAGGAGCTTGGCACATATCGTGGCAACTGGTCTGCTGGCGTGGCATACGCGCAGCGCGACTTCATCAAAGACACAAGCAACAACAACATTTACATTTGCGTGGTCGCGCACACATCAAGCGGCGCGCAGCCAATCAGCACCAACACCGATGCCGCAAAGTGGGCGTTGATCGTTGATGCAGCAAGTGCAGCTTCTTCTGCCGCTGCTGCTTCTGCTTCCGCAGCATCCGCTGCGACAAGCGCAACAAACGCAGCGTCGAGCGCATCGAGCGCTTCGGCCAGCGCCAGCACTGCAACCACGCAGGCAGACAACGCATCGACTTCGGCCACCAACGCTGCGTCGAGTGCATCGAGTGCCAGCACATCTGCGACCAACGCTGCATCGAGCGCTACCGCTGCATCTGCCTCTGCTGCTGCCGCTGCTGCTGCTGCTGCCTCTGGCTTGTACCGTCAGGTGCTGGACAAATCAGCCAACTACACAATCGTTGCCGCCGATGGTGGCACTCTCTTCCGCGCCAACACTGGCAGCGGCGCGATCACGTTCACCCTGCCTCAGATCAGCACGGTGACTGACGGCTTCAAAGTGTCCATCGTCAAGTGGACTGCTGACGGCAACGCTGTGAACATCAACCGTTCTGGCAGCGACACCATCAACGGCGGCACAACAGCGCAGATCGGCTCGCAGTATTCGCAGGTCGTCTTCGTTGCCGACTTTGAAACCAACACATGGTTTGCATCGCAGTCTGGCCTTGGCGCGACCAACGTCAACGTCGATGTATTCAGCGGCAACGGAAGCACCACAGCTTTCACTCTGACCGCTGACCCAAGCACCAAGAACAACACCTACGTCTCGATTGGCGGCGTGTATCAGCAGAAGAGCCAGTACTCTGTCAGCGGCACAACGCTGACATTCAATGCTGCACCTCCCGCTGGCACAAGCAACATCGAGGTTGTGTACGGCACGCCTCTCGCAATCGGCACACCAAGCGATGGCACTGTGACCGCAGCAAAGATGGCTGCTGGCGCTGCTGCTGCCAACTTGGGTCTGAGCGCTTGGTCTGTCGTTGAAAGCGGCGGTGTCTTGTATTTCAAATACAGCGGCACAAACAAATTCAAGATCGACGGTTTTGGAAATTTGACTGTGGCAGGTAACGTCACAGCATACGGAACGGTGTAAGCATGACACTACCTGCAACTGGTCAACTCGATATGACAACGATCAACACTGAGTTTGGTCGAGGCACAAACATGAGCCCATACAAGGGCAGCGCTTGGTACACCGATGCAGGCGGTGCAGGCACGTTTACAAACACCGACCTTGGAATGGATCAGTTCTACAGCAAACGTCTATTGCCGCAGCTTGAGTTCATCCTTGTTGCAGGCGGTGGCGGCGGTGGTGCGTACTACTACGGTGGCGGTGGTGGCGCTGGTGGCTTGCTTTACGGTACGGCCAACGTGACAGGAAGCGGCGTGACTTACCCAGTGGTTGTTGGCGGTGCTGGAGCTGCCAACAGCGGGGACGGCGTGGCCTCAACTTTTAAGGGCAATACTGCTGTCGGCGGTGGTGGTGGTGGTGGTGGCGGTGGTCACAACGGCGGCTCTGGCGGTGGAGCACAAGGATTCGGCAACGCTGGCGGCACTGGCACGGCAGGCCAAGGCAACAACGGCTCTGTCGGTCGTGACGCGATTGCCGCTGGTGGCGGTGGCGGCGCTGGCACTGCTGGCTTCCAAGCATCTTCTGGCTCACCCCAGTCTGGTGGTCATGGGTCAAACGCATACTCTGCATGGCTGTCTGTCGTTGGCGCTGGCTCTGGTGGATATATTGCAGGCGGCGGCGCTGGCGCGATGAACGCAAACGGCGCTGGCTTTGTTCCTGTCGGTGGTAACGGTGGTGGCGGCAACGGAGGCGCTGACTACACCTACCCCACAACCCAGCCCACAGCAGGCTCTGCCAACATGGGTGGCGGCGGTGGTGGCGGCTGCTGGAACAACTCGACAAACGGCGCTGCTGGCGGGTCTGGCATCGTGATCATTCGATACAAGTCGGCCACGCAGCTTGCCACGGGCGGCACGGTGTATTCGTCTGGTGGCTACTTCTATCACAAGTTCACCTCATCGGGTAACTTCGTTTACTAAGGCGGGGCAGATGGCGCATTTTGCAAAAATTGAAAACGACATCGTCACGCAGGTCATCGTGGCCGAGCAGGACTTCATCAACTCGGGGTCAGTTGGTGATCCTTCGTCTTGGATTCAGACGAGCTACAACACGTTTGGCGGTGTTCACTACGACCCACAAACAGGCAACCCATCGGAAGATCAAAGCAAGGCTCTGCGTAAAAACTACGCCCACGTTGGTGGAACGTATGATCGCAACCGAGATGCGTTTATCGCGCCAAAACCGTTTCCTTCATGGGTGCTGGATGAGGCCACTTGTTTGTGGAAGCCACCAACACCAATGCCGACAGATGGCATTTACAACTGGGACGAGGCCACCTTGTCTTGGAAAACAGTAGAGATTTAAAGAAAGGCAGGGCCGATGTTTGGCACTCACTAAAGCACCCATTGACATGATCGGCGACCCAAACTCTTGGGGCGCACCGTACAAAGCGATGCAAAGCGGCTTGGCCGCGTTTGGTCACAATGCAGTGAACACTGTCTCTGCGAACAACCTCTACCACGATGGCACGAGCTGGCGCTACATCGCGAATGGCGCTGCATCGCTGATCTCGCAATCTGGTGGTGAGTTCTTCTATTACCCAGTGGCAAGCGGTACAGCAGGCGCCACGGCAAGCGTTGGCTCGGCATCGTTCAAGCTGGATGTGAACGGCGTGGTGCAACTGCTTAACGGTCAGCTCAAATTCCCAGCAACTCAAAACCCATCCTCTGACGCAAATACGCTGGATGATTATGAGGAAGGGACTTGGACTCCCGCACTCAAGTTTGGCGGCAACAATGTGGGCATGATTGGCTCATTCGGTGGCAAATACACCAAGGTCGGGAACGTCGTAACGTTTGCTTGTTTAATTAACTGCACAAACAAAGGGTCTAGCACAGGAACTGCACAAATTTTGGGTCTTCCATTCACAACTGGAAGCAATGGAATAAATGGGTTCTTCGCCGCATCATATTATGTGGCGGGTGGTTCTGTTACGTTATCTGCTGGCACTTACCTTGCTCCGAACGTAGAAGGAAATGCTATCGACCTGAATTTCACCACAACAACTACTGGCCAAGACGGAAACTTAACTCAATCTAGTTTTGGGGCAGTAAGTTCTTTCTGGATCACTGGCTCGTATTTCGTCTAATCAAAAGGAACACACCATGTCACTCACAGAAACCAAAGTCATTGACCAAATCACCGTCACTGAAAACGGAACAGTCTTGTACCGCGAAGCAACTCGCATCCTCAAAGATGGCGAGCAGATCGCGCAGACATTCCACCGCACATCGCTGCCCCCAGCGCAAGACCTCACAGGTCAGCCAGCGCAAGTCGTGGCGATCGCGCAGGCAGCGTGGACTCCAGAGGTGATCGCAGCCTACCAAGCCGAGCAAGCGCGTATTGCCGCTGCAATGGCTGCTCACGCACAATCTGGTGAGCACCGCTCACACGGTTGAGAAAGGCCCATGTGGACACCCAAGTTATCTTCAACATCGCCGTCGCCATCGCAGGAGGTCTGGCCATGTGGATTCTCAATGCACTGACCCAGCGCCTGCAAAAGGCCGAAGACAAGATCGAGGCACTGACCAACGAGCTGCCCAAGGAGTACGTCCAGAAGGGCGACTACAAGGACGACATGCGTGAGATCAAAGATCTGCTGCGCCAGATCTTCGACAAGCTGGACAACAAGCAAGACAAGGCTGCGTGATGTGGGGCCAGAGTTCTACGCTGCCTTCCAAGTTGCAAAGCTCGCTCTCGCAGGGATTCGATCCTGCGTGGACATGCTCAACGAAGGCAAGGGAGAACTTCAAGCGGTCACGGGCGACATCAAGAAAGGTGTCGAGTCAGCGCAGGCCATCTACAAAGAGGTCACTGGCTTTTGGTCTTGGCTGCAAAAGCTCTTTGGCAGCGTCAAGCCCAAGCCCACAGCGCTGGCCGTACCCGTTGCAGAACCCAAGCGAGAAGTTGAGGCCAGTGCTGCCGCGCCCGTACAAGCTGCCAGCAGCGATGGCCCAAGCGAGGACGATGTCATTGAGACCTTCCTCACCCACTTCACCAACTTCGTAGAGGCCCAGACGGTGATCCTCGATGCGATCTCAGATGAGCGCGAAAAGATCTTGAACGTCTGGAACCCAAAGCAAAACAACAGGAGGGCTGCGATTGAACTGATCCGCTACGAGCGACGCATCAACGACATGGCGATGGAGCTGTCAGAGCTGATGGCAGGCGCACCGCGCAGACTGGGTTCTGTGCGCGAGCAGTTCGCCGAGAAGCTCGACGAAGTGCGTGATGCCCAGAGTGCAGCGCGTGAGCGGTTCAGAATCCGAAAGCACCAAGAGTCATGGCAACGCGACCTCCTACGCAATCATCGTATCGACCGAGCAATGGCAATGGTCTGGGTGGCGGTGCTTCTTCTGTGGATTTGGGCAACGCTGCTATCAGTCGGATGGCTCGTGAAGACACCCGATGGTTTATCGCTGCCGTAGTCATTCTGTCGCTGGTGCTGTTCTTGGCACTGCCGTTGTCGATGTTGTTGGTCGTTGACCACATGAAGTTGCAGTCGCAAATCAGGGCCGAGATCAAGGCCGAGAAGCGCGAGCTGCAAAAGTTGAAAGAGGAACTCAAGAAAGAGAGGACGAATGAAAAAAGCACTGGTGATTAGTCTTGCGCTGTGTGCTGCGTTTATCGCATCAGGTTGCGAAGAGCGCTACAGGTATCACTGCCAAGACCCAAAGAACTGGGAAGCCGAAGACTGCAAGCCACCGATTTGCGAGGCCACCCAAACATGCCCCGAGTATTTGAGGAGAAGGAACCATGACCCCAAGTGAGTTTAAGGAATACGTCGATGCGTGGCGTGGCCCAGCGCCAACGCCAGAGCAGATCGAATCCAACAACAAGAAGCTGATCATTCGCGGTTTCGTTTGCATTCTTGTGATGATCGCGGCGCTGCTGGCGTACAGCGTTGTCTTCACTGAGCAGCCAATGCTCGATATGGCCCCTGCTGACAAGCAAAACTACCGCATCCTCGAGCTGATCGCTGTGCAGATTTTCTCTGTGCTGGCAATCATCCTTGGCGCGAAGGCGATGTCCACACCGCCAGCACCTGCTTCTTCGGGTTCACCTGTTTCTGATCCCTCACCTGAGAAAACTGTCACGCAGACGGTGATCGTCAACCAAGAGGACGGCGATGATGCCAAGCCTGTTTAACCCGTGGGTGTTGATCGGCATCACGATGCTGGTCACCAGTGCGCTCGGCGGTGGCTACTACAAGGGCCACCACGATGCGTACCTCGAGCAGCAGGCCGAGATCGCTCGGCTCAACGAAGAGGCCAGAGACACTGAGCGCAAGCTCAATCAGAAGGTGGCCGACCAAGCAAACGAACTAAGGAAAGTGCAAGACGATGCCAAAGCTGAAATCACTCGTCTCAACGATGACATTGTGTCTGGTGCTGTGCGGCTGTCAATCGCCTGTAGCAGTGTTCAACCCGCCAGAAGCCCCGCCCCTGCCCCCAGAGCTGGGAGCAAAGCGCGATGCGAAATTGACCAACAAGCTGCTCGATCTCTTGTCGCCATCGCAGCAGAAGGCGACGAAGCCATCAGACAGCTCAACGCCCTGATTGATTTTTACAACACAGCTCGAGACGAGCTTTCAACGAAAGGAAAATGATGCAACTGAGTGAACACTTCACGCTTGAAGAGGCGACCTACAGCGAGACTGCTGTGCGCATGGGCATTCCAAACCAGCCCAGCACATTGCAGCTCGAGAACATGAAGCATGCAGCAGCCCAGCTCGAGAAGCTGCGCGTTGCTGTTGGCCCCTTGCGTGTCAACTCTTGGCTGCGCCTGCCTGATGTCAACGTGGCCGTTGGTGGCAGCAAAGTATCGAGCCACATGGACGGTTGGGCGATTGATGTCTCGAGTACATCGTTGACCCCTATCCAGCTCTGCCATAAGGTTGAAGAGCTGGGCATGAAGTACGACCAGATGATCCACGAGTTTGGACGCTGGATGCACATCAGCTTCGCACCAGAGATGCGCCAGCAGAAGCTGACCATCTTCCGACCTGAGAACAAATACAAGGTCGGCATCATGACAGAAGCTGAGTACCACGCAGCCTGATTGTCTCCCTCCTCTGTGCAGGAGCCTTGGCCCCACTTCGGTGGGGCTTTTTTTGTGTGATGCGATACCACCATCAGCGTTGCGAAATTCGCACTAGATGTTGTGGGTGTCAGAACAGCCCACGCAAGCGCACAGGGTTCACCTTCTTGCCAGTGATGAAGCACTTGCGAGGTGGTGCTGGCTCAACGTGCATGGTGTGGATCAGCTCGTTGACACGGCCACACACGCTCGAGAGCTGCATGCCCGTGGCCTGCGCCAGCTCTGCACGCGACCAGTCGCGGTTGGTGTGCAGCGCGAGGAACTTGACCAGCGACTGTGCCTGCTTGCCCAGCTTGCCGCTGCTCTTATGCTCGCGGTAGTTCTCGATGGATGTGGCAGCGACACTCATTTGCACACCACCACAAGATCGAGGAACACACACAGCGCGATGCCCATGATGAAGCCTGCGCCGACCAGCAAGACCACATCCCAGAACGATGGGCCGCAGATGCAAATTTTGTCGTCCATCACGCCACCCCTTTCGTGCGGTCAGCTTCCCACTTCTCGATGTCCTCGAGGCGGTACAGCACCTTGCCGTTGCGCCCTCCTCCTACCTTGATGAAGGGTGGCCCCTTCTTGGCGATGCGCCAGTTGTAGATCGTCTTGCGCTGCATGTTCCAACGCACGGCGAGCTGCTCGGTTGTCAGTGTCTGGCTCATGCTCTGATCTCCCGACGATAGTGCAACTGGTTGCCGATCAAGCTGGGCAACTCGAATGCGTCATACGCGCCAGCACGCAAGCAGGTGCGGCGCAGCTCGCGGCCATCGTATGGCTCGGTGGTCGTGCCTGCGCTGATGGTGCGCTTGCCGACAACGCCAAGGCCATTGCTCTGGGTGTTGGCTTCACGCAGGCGGCGAATGCCAACAAAGGTGATGGCAAGGTTGCCGTCTGGCAGCACGTTGATCAGGTGGCCGCGCAGCAAATCACCGATGGCCTTGTTGCCGTCCTTGTCTTCGGTGTCAGTGAGCGATGCACGGGGCTGTGCGCCACCCTCACGCAGCAGTTGGAGGATGAGCCAAGGGCGGCTCTTGTATTCGACTTTTTTCATTTCTTTGTTCCGATCAAAAAGAGGTCGCCAAATTCATCGACGGCCATGAGTCCAAGGTGTTTGTAGGTCTGTTTGTTTTCGTCGTCGTAGAGCGACACGGTCACGATCTTGAAGTAGTGAGGGAGCTGGTCGTGGTAGACCCAGTACCAGCCCCACTGCTTGGGCTTCATGCAGCCTCCTTCGTCAGCCCACGCCATTCAATTTCTTGAATCATTGAGGCGCGTTTTGAAAATGGTTCACTTGGGCCGTCTGTGGTGGTCAGCCAGCAAGCGCCATTCCAGTAATTGAAGCTGACACCGCCTTCGGTGTCGTCCACCCGTGTTTGGTAAGGGCCAACGCGCACGGGCTTGATGTCGCAAGGAAACCAAGGTGTGTGCTTCATGCTGCCTCCCCTGCTGTTTTGATCTCTCCAGTCTCTGCGTCGATTGCAGCCTTCAAGCGCGATGGCTCGGCTGGGTTCTCGAGGCTTGGCGCAGGCGGCGTGATGTCGATGGTCGTGCCCTGCTGCACAAACGTCTCGTTGTCGTTCTCGAAAACCTGATCGACATCGGCGCTGGATGGCAGGCGCTTGGCGATGCGGCGAATGACAGTCTTGCGTGCCATCTCGTCCCACCACTGCACCCACGGGCCAGAGTCCTTGGCGCGGCTTGCAGCGCGTACTTTCTCGACCTCGGTGACAGACATCACCTCGCGGTAGATCGCGCCGTCCTTGGTCTTTGCAATGGCGTACACAGCGATGGCTCGGCCACGGTCACCACCGAGCAAAGGCTTGTGCGTGATCTGCTCGTCGTCGCCCAGCGAATAGTCGAACTTGTCGTTGCTGTAGACCACATGGGCGCTGATGCTGGCGATCTCGCCGCTGTTGCGCATCTTTTTGAGGATGCCACCGACCATTGGCATGTACTGGGTCTTTGGGCCTTCCTTGCTGCGGAAGATCACCAGAGCAGCTTCGCGGCCATCGGGGATCAATCCATCTTGCGCAGCCTTCATGCACGCGCCCAGCAAGCTGCGGCGGTCGGTGTCGATTAGGTCTGGCTGCATCTGGATTGCGGTCAGTGTGGTGCGAATGAACTTGTCCACGGGGATTTGTGGAGGCAGCGCAGCCTTGAACTCTGCGTTCATCTTGGTGAGCGTGCCTCGCATGGCTTCCATTGGGGTGAGTGCGGTTGATGTCATGGTTTTCTCCTTACTGTTTGACGGGGGTGAACTTGAAACTACGGTAGCCTGCGCGACCGCCTACGGATGTGCCGACCATGCCGGCGGTGATGAGCTTGGGTGGCGTGTCCTTCACCATGCCCAAGCTGATTGAACCAAAAGGGCTGATGATCTTCTCCGCAGTTTTGACGCGCTCGAGGATGCGAGCCTTGAAGCCTTCGGCCATCTTCTCGAAGTGAGCCTGCGACTGCTTGGCATCGCGGTACTGCTCAACGAGGTTGGCAAGCACATCGTCGTCTTTGGTGTCGATCAGCTCGCCCTTGTTGACTTGGCTGTAGAGCTGCGCGATCAGGTCAGCGTCTTTGGTGTAATCGGCGCTGGGCGCTTCTTTGGCCTCGATGCGCTGCCAGAACTGCTCGACCTTGCTGCGGATCGCTTTGCCGATCTCATGGTCACGGCGGCGGTATGCGATCTTGGTGCTGTTGCCACCGACGAATGCAACGATGGCGCAGTATTCGTACCCGCTGACTTCCATCTGGTGCTGCACTTGCAGCTCGATGTGTTCGGGCGCTTCGATGTTGCCGTTGCCGTCATCAGTCCAGTTGCGCTTGTAGATCAGTGAATCGACGTTCTTGATCTCCATGATGCCGCGACCGTGCTGCTCGGACAGGATTTCAAAGTCAAAGCTCGAGCCGATGCGCAGGTCTGGGTTGCGCATGTAGACCTTGAGAGGCTGCACGTTGAAGCCGTGGTCTTCGGCTGCGCCATAAGCGATGGCCGACTCGAGGCGGTTGCCCCAGCGCATGCGCTCGGTGGACTTGAATGCGGCAGGGTTGCCGAGCTTCTCGTGGTACAGCTCGAACTCAGTCTTGTAGGGCGACAAGTTGAACAGCGCGGCCACATCAGTGCTGGTGATGTCTTGCTTGCGCAGGTCGAGCCACTCTTGCTCGGTTTGAAAGTTGATGATCTCAGTGGTCATGTGAATTTCCTAGTGGTGCCGTGAAAAGCGCATCAGATGCGCCAAATGAAAAGGTCGGCGTACACCACCGCGATGGCGGCGGCGTAGATCAGGGCAAGTGCGATGGTGGCTTTCATGCTCGCACTCCCAAGGCGTTGAGGGTGGGCATCCATTCGTGGCTGTTCATCACACGGTCGAGCTGGCGAGCCTCGAAGCGATCAGCAGCGCGGTCGATGGCGTCTTGCTCGCGCTGTTGGCGGCAGTGCTTGGCGTACTGTTGCTCGAGGTATTCGATGCTGCTGTCGCGCATCACGTTGAAGATGTCGTGGTCGCCAACATAGGCGTGCCAGAGGTTGCCTGTTTCTGCTTCGAAGTAGCAATCGATGTCAGCGCAGATGTCGATCTCGTGGATCGAGAGGTTGTCGAGGTCGCTGTGTTCAGCGTCACGGGCTTGCTTGGGATTTTTGGAGTTTGCCAACACAGCGCTGTCGACCCAGTCGTTGATCTGGACGTATTCGCGTTTGACTTTGCGGTAGAGGTTGATGAGATGGCAGAAGGTGTTGCCGTTGCGCTCAGTGCCAACGCCAATCACGCGCCATGCTTCGCCCATGTGGACGAGTGTGTTGCCGATCTTGCTGCGGTCGCCTGTGTTGAAATTCATGTCTTGCATTACTCACTCCTGAAAAGTTGCCGCTGCTGATTTCGCTGCGGTGATGCTATTCTAGCAACACTTTGGGCATGCAGGTCAACAGGGGGCAAATAAATTTATTCAGGAGCCTTGTTTTTACGCGACAGTCTTGATCCAGAAGACGGGCGAATCCTATGCCAGCTCTAGGTTTGGCGCGGCCTCGATTGCGGCATAATGTTGCAAAATGAACAACACCATGATTCCCCCTTCGAAACTTGTTGTCCACGCATTTGGCGGGGTGCGAGCCGCTGCGCGGGTACTGAACTGCGAGGCATCGGCAGTATCACGCTGGGGCAAAACAGGACTCGTGCCTGCCCCCTATCAACAAAAGGTACTGAAAGCTGCTTGGGATCGCGGCATCGACTTGACGGCGCACGATCTAATTTTCGGTCGAGGGTCAGTGTGATCGAACTGACATTGCCTTGGCCCCCCTCAGTCAACTCTTACTGGCGACATCCAACTCGTGGGCCGCTGGCTGGCCGTCACCTCATCAGCGAGGCGGGCCGTGCGTTTCGCAGTTTGGTTGTAATGCAACTCAGAGTCAACAACTACACATGCAAAAAGTGTAATGGGCGGCTTGCCATTCGACTTTATGCCTATCCACCTGATCGACGCAGGCGCGATCTCGACAACATCCTCAAAGCTACACTCGACTCCCTGACCTACGCCGAGGTCATCGAGGACGATAGCCTGTTTGATCGTATCTACATCGAACGGCGGTCGCCCGTGAAAGACGGCAAACTTGAAATCTCAATTTACACTTTGGACACACCATGAACCTTGGAATTTTCGGCGGTCGTTTGGGCCGCGATTCAGAACTTAACCACGTTGCCTCGATGAACGAGGACGTTTGCAACTTCTCCATCGCTGTCGATGTGGGCACGAAGAACAACCCCAAGACCTTGTGGGTCGAGTGCGCACTCTTCGGCAAACGTGCCCAAGTCTTGCAGCCCTACCTCAAGAAAGGCCTCAAGGTCACCGTGCAGGGCCGCATCAGCCTCGAGGAGTTCACCAGCCGACAGACTGGCGAAAAGAAAACCACGCTGCGATTGACGGTGAACGACATCGACATGCACTTGCCGCCCAAAGAGCAAGGCCAACAAGAAGCACCAGCTCGACGCGAACGAGCAGCAGCGCAAGCGCCTGCCGCTGGCCCAGCCGACGACATGGATGACGACATCCCGTTCTAAGTTTCTGGGGGAAAGGCACTACCCGCAACTACATTGCTGAGTACCCCACCTGTCAGAATCGCGTCAGTTTGACGATGCTAAAATCTCAATCACGCTGTGGAAAGCGTATAGGTTGGTCGATGGAAGTCCCTTTTGGTGGGCGCACTCGGCCCGTAAATCAACCGCAACGGTTGGAGCCAGCTCGGAATTTCCACCCGAGTGCGTCCAACCAAAGGGGATCACTTGTTCTACTACCAACATCACATCGGTGACTTTCTGCGAGACACATCGCGTCTCAACGACAGTCAGTGCATGGCGTACCTGCGCCTGCTTTGGATTTACTACGACACCGAGGAGCCGCTGCCAAACCAGCCTGACCGCATCGCGTTTCAGATCGGTGCGAACCCCACGGATGTGCGTTTAATCCTCGAGCATTTCTTCGAGTTGGACGGCGATGTGTACCGACATGGCCGCTGCGATGCAGAGATCGCAAAGTACCATGAGAAGAGCGAGAAGAGCGCGAAGGCTGCGAATGCACGCTGGGAAAATGCAAAGGCAAAGCGCAAGCAAAGCGACCGCAATGCGAACGCATCAATTCCTGATGCCAACCAAGAACCAAGAACCAATAACCAAGAACCATATTCTTCTTCTACGAAGAAGAAGAGCAAGACTGTCCAAAAGCCAGTCGATGTGAGCGATGAGGTTTGGCAATCCTTCCTGATCGTCAGAGCCACAAAGAAGGCAGCAGTCACTGACTTGGCAATCCTTGGCCTTCGCCGTGAGGCAGTCAAGGCAGGCATCAGTCTCGAGCAGGCCATCACCGTTTGCTGTGAGCGTGGCTGGGCAGGCTTCAAAGCTGAGTGGTATGTGCGCGACCAGAGCAAGCCAGCTCAACAGCGCGAGAGCTTCTACGAGCGCGACCTGCGCCTCAAACGCGAAGAAGCAGCCAAGTGGGGCGGTGGCTCATCGAGCGCCGACGATTTCATGACTATCGAAGGGGAGGTGCGCAATGTCACTGCCATTGAAAGCGATTGATCGCCTGTTTGAACGACTTTCCAACACCTACGGCAGCGACTGGACTGCTCGCTGGAATGGTCAGGACGAAGCCAAGGTCAAAACCGTTTGGGCACATGAGCTGGCCGCTTATGGCAACCACCTCGAGTGCATCGCATGGGCGCTCGAGAACCTGCCACCACGCGCACCCAACGCCATCGAATTCAAGCACCTGTGCCGCATGGCTCCACGCAAGGACGACACCCCTGCCCTCGAGTACACCAAGGCTGACCCAGCTCGAGTGCAGGCAGAGTTCGCAAAGCTGCGCGAGGCCTTCAAAGCCTCTCCTGCTGCAACCTACGATCCAAAGCAATGGGCCAAGATCATCATCGCAAGGCATGAGGCTGGTGAGAAGATCAGGCCATTGAACCTGCGCTTCGCACGCGAGGCCTTGGGCATTCGTCAGGAGGCAGCATGAACCAGTACGGCAAGATTTCAGCTTTCTTCGCTGACGCACGCAAAAAGCACCGCAACGACAGCGTGCCCACCATCGTGCGCGAGAGGGTCATGGATGCAGACGGCCACAACGTGATTGCCACGTTCACCGTCTATGACCCAAAGAGCGATACCTTCGCAGACTTTTCTTTTGTTGGCATCGTCTCGCAGCTTGATCAAGTGCGCGACAAAATTTTGGAGGCAATGCAATGACACCTTGCATCGAAGACGAAACCTATGAGCAGACCATTGCTCGCATCAAGCAGACCCAAGAGAACGCAGGAAAGGCAGGTTTCAACGAATACGGCGTGCCGCTTCACGCATGCAGCGGCTACCGCCATGATGAACACTACTGGGTTTGGATCAGGCACAACAACGGGAGAGCGCAATGAGCAAAGAGCAAGCCAAACGCATCCTCGACGGCGTGAAGGCTGGGGTGTTTTACCCCACACACATCATCAACTATGCACTGCATGTGACAGGAGACTTATGAAAAACGAAGCATTGAAGCTGGCGCTTGTGGTTTTGAAGGAGGTTCAAAGCGAGACATTTCGATTGATGCGGAATGGTCAAAAACTTTATGCAGAAGAAAAGGTGTGGAATGCCATCACCGCCATCAAAGAAGCCTTGGCACAGCCAGAGCAACGCAAGTCGTTGACCAAGGACTACACCGCAGAAGACCTGCAAAACGCATTGGATCGTGGCCGTGAGATCGGCAGGCGTGAAGCGTTGGAAGAGCCAGAGCAAGAACCAGAGATGGAAGATGGGCCTGAACTACTGCCAGTCGCAAAGATTTATGACTGGGGCATTGAAGGCCCACGGCTGCAAGGCCTGACCAATGACTGGCCCCCTGTAGGAACAATTCTTTTTGCAATGAAGTGGAACTCATGATCAAGACCGTACTCGCACCAAACGCACCGTGGCCCGTAGCCACACCAGCAGAGCAGCCCAAACCCAAACGCAAGTGGGTTCGCAAGGACACAGGCAGCAAGCGCCAGCAGACCGACAAAAAGTTTGAAGAGTGGCTTGCAAAGGGGAACGCATGATCACCGCCATCATCATCGCCATGACCATCGACCATCTCTGGCTGGAGGGCTTATGAGTTATTGCCGCTGGAGCAGCATGGATCACGCATGCGACCTGTACGTCTACGCCGATGTCAGTGGTGGCTACACCTGCCACGTTGCAAGCAACAGGCGCGTGGCCGATACCCCGTGCCCACCGATGCCACCCGAGTGGTGGAAGCTGCCTGTTGACGAAGGTTTGGCGCTGTACAACGCGCAGAACGAATGGGTCGAGAAATCGAAACTTGTGCCCATTGGCCTGCCCAACGATGGCGAGACGTTCTCTTGCCTACCCCGCGACAGCATGGTCGAGAAGCTCAAAGAACTGAAAGCCGAGGGCTACATCATGCCCGATGATTTGATCGAAACCATTGCAGCCGAGGACGACGAGGAATGATCGACACCAGCAGCGAACAGTATCGCCACCAGTGCGAGGTTCGCACCGTCCTGCGCTGGCGGCAGCAGTATGGTGGCTACAAGGCACACGAGTTCATCGAGAGCGTGGCAAAGCAACGAGGCAAGAAAGCAGCCGACCGCCTGCTGCATGACTGCCAAATGCAATGGAGCTTCGGCAACCGTGGGCAAGAAGGGCAATGGCTTGCTGCCCCCGTTGCGAAATCCGCATCAGCGACTAGAATCGAGCAATGACTAAACCGACTACACGCGACGAAGCAAAAGTGGAGAGCATCCTCATCGACCTCGAGGATGGCAAAAGCCTGCGTGAAGCAGCCATCAATGCTGGTGTCGCTGCCTCTACTTTTTTGGGGTGGAGAGATGCTGACAAAGACTTAACCGAACGATACGCGCGCGCGCGCATGATCGGCGCAGAGGTTGAGTTCGAGTCGATGGACGAGATCGCAGAGGCTGAACCCGAGCGCGACGACAAGGGCAAGATTGATCCTGCGTGGGTGGCTTTGCAAAAGCTCAAGCTCGACAACAAGAAGTGGCAGCTCGCCAGAAAGCGGCCAGAGCGTTACGGCGACAAGCTCGATGTCACCTCTGGTGGCGACAAGGTCGGCTTCGCAATCAACATCGACATGGGGGAAAAGGAATGAACACGCTCTTCGTCGTCTTTGCCTTGGCTATCGGCTTCCTGTGTGGCTGGTGCGCGTGCCTGCTCATGACGTTTGGCCGCGAGCCAGAGCTGACCGAACTGCCCGTGGTTGATCACCAGATCGACATGGCCGATGCCTACACCACCCGCGAGGCTCGTCGCGTCGAGCGCCCACTGTACGAGCGCAGCACGCCTGCCGTGATCTTCCGCGACAAATGACGCAGATTTACTACCGACCCACTGGCCCAGTCTCTCGCGCCTTCCTGCAAGACGACGAGAGCTTTTTTCGCGGCATCATGGGGCCATTCGGCTCGGGCAAGTCCACCGTGTGCATCATGGACATCTTGCGCAGGTCGAAGATTCAAGGCCTCGGCAGCGATGGCAAGCGCCGCACGCGCTGGGCTGTGGTTCGTAACACATACCCCGAACTGCGCACCACCACGATCAAGTCGTGGCATCAGTGGGTTCCACCGCAGCTTGGCCGCTGGGTCGATACTGGCCCACCCACGCACCACATCCAAGAAGGCGACCTCGACATGGAGGTCATCTTCGTGTCCCTCGACCGTCCTGATGACGTTGCCAAGCTGCTCGGTATGGAGCTGACAGGCGCGTGGATCGACGAAGCGCGTGAAGTGCCCAAGGCCGTGGTCGATGGCCTCACAGGTCGTGTTGGCCGCTATCCCAGCAAGATGATGGGTGGCTGCACATGGTCGGGCATCATCGCGTCCACCAACCCACCTGACAACGATCACTGGTGGTACAAGCTGGCCGAGGAAGTTCACCCCGAGGGCTGGCGCTTCTATCGCCAACCGTCTGGCCTCGCACCCGATGCAGAGAACCGCGAGAACCTGCCGCCCAACTACTACGAGCGCCAGATCGCAGGCAAGGACGAGGACTGGATCAAGGTCTACGTCCACGGCGACTATGGCTTCGTGCGTGACGGCAAACCCGTCTATCCCGAGTACAAAGACGGCATCCACTGCAAAGAGTTTGACCTGCTGCCTGCTGTGCCCATCCACATCGGCATCGACTTCGGTTTGACCCCTGCTGCCGTGTTTGCCCAGAAGACCGCGATGGGCCAGTGGCGCTGGCACTCTGAGCTGGTGACCGAGGACATGGGTGCTGTGCGCTTTGCCCAGCTCGTGAGCCAGCACATCCAGACGATGTACGCAGGCTTTCCCATTGGCTCGATCACTGGCGACCCTGCTGGCGACATCCGCGCCCAGACCGACGAGGTCACGCCCTTCCAAATTCTGAGGGCCAACGGTGTGATGGCGAACCCTGCTGCCACCAACGACTTCATCAAGCGCCGTGAGAGCGTGGCCGTGCCCCTTACGCGCCTGATCGACGGGCAGGCTGGGCTGATCATCCACCCGCAGTGCCAAACCCTGCGCAAAGGCATGGCAGGTGGCTACAATTACAAGCGACTACAAGTCACGGGCCAAGAGAAGTACCGCGATGTCCCCGACAAGGGCAAATACTCCCACGTTTGTGAAGCTGGGCAGTACCTGATGGTGGGCGGTGGTGAAGCCAAGGCGCTCGTCAAGCGCGACCGACCTGTCATGCGCAGGGCGACCGCAATCACAGACTACAACATCATGGGGTAAAAAATGGGCGGTGTAGTGAAGTCAGTCACCACAGGCATCGGCAATTTTGTCGGTGACTTGTTTGGTGCAAACGATTCTCCGTATCAGCAAATCCAACAGCAAGCGCCAACGCCATCGGCTCCCGCGCCTGCGCCTACTATCGACCAAGCTCGCCAGCGTCAGCAGGAAAGCGACAACGTGGCGATGCGCCGTGGCCGTGCTGCCACGATCCTGACCAGCCAGCAAGGTGACTTGTCCACCACGCAGACTGGCACAAACAAATTGCTGGGAGGCTGACATGGGTGGCGCAGTAAAAACCGTTGTCAGCGGCGTTGTTGAGCCAACCATGAGGGCGCTTGGCAACATCATGGGCAGCGCGACAGACGCAGGAAACGCTGGTGGCGCTCCAGCCGCTGCCGCAGCATTGCAACAGGCACAGCAAGCCAACGCCTATAAGCCACCACCTGAAATGCGTGGCACGCAGCAGGACGCGCAGGGCGCACTCGATTTTCAAAACATGGCATCTCGCCGCAAAGCCAGTGGCAGCGGCGCGCAGATGCTCGCAAGTGCTGGGACGACTGGTTCCAACGCTGGCACTAAAACTCTCTTGGGGAGCTGATCATGGCCGACTCTCGCGTCGATGACATCATTCGCAGGCAGGAGAAGATGGCGACTGACCGCGCCATTTTCGACAGCCATTGGCGCGAGATCGCAGAGCGCATCTTGCCTCGCGCTGACCACTTTCGCGTCAACCGCCAAGCTGGTGACAAGCACACCGAGCGCGTGTTTGATGCGACCGCCAACCTTGCCCTCGAGCGCTTCTCTGCCGCGATGGAGAGCATGCTCACGCCGCGCACGCAGCGCTGGCACAAGCTCAAGACTGGTGACCCTGTCCTCGATGAAGATCAGGAAGTCAAAGAGTACCTCGATGCTCTGACAATGCAGTTGTTCAAGGTGCGCTACTCGCCCAAAGCCAACTTCGCGTCACAGGCCAACGAGTGCTATATGAGCCTTGGCGCTTTCGGCACTGGTGCGATGTTCGTTGACGACATGGTCGGCCACGGCATTCGCTACCGCAGCGTGCCCCTCAACGAAATCTACATCGCTGAGAACCACCAAGGTGTGGTGGACACCGTGCATCGTCGCTTCCCCATGACTGCACGCCAAGCTGCCCAGCGCTTTGGCCTCAAGGTCTTGCCCGAGATCATCCAGAAGGCTGTCGAGAAAACACCCGAGCAGAACTTCGAGTTCATCCACGCTGTGATGCCGCGCCAAGACATGGAGTATGGCCGCAAGGACTACAAGGGCATGCCCGTTGCGTCCTGCTACATCTCCCTCGATGGTCGCACCATCGTGAGCGAGGGTGGCTACCACACCATGCCCTACGCCGTTGGTCGCTACGTCACTGGCCCCAAAGAGGTCTATGGCCGCAGCCCTGCGATGACCGTGCTGCCCGACATCAAGATGCTCAACGAGATGAGCAAGACGGTGATCCGCGCTGCCCACAAGATGGTCGATCCTCCCCTGCTCTTGCAAGAGGACGGCGCACTGGCTGCATTCGACATGCGTCCCAGCGCTTTGAACTACGGCGGTGTCAACGAGCAGGGCCAGCAGCTCGTGCATGCGTTGCAGACCAATGGCCGTGTGGACATCGGCCTCGACATGATGGAGCAGCGCCGCAAGACGATCAACGATGCCTTCTTGGTCACGTTGTTCCAAATCCTTGTGGACAGCCCACAGATGACCGCGACCGAGGCCATGCTTCGTGCGCAGGAAAAAGGCGCGCTGCTTGCCCCCACAATGGGCCGTCAGCAGTCCGAGTTCCTTGGCCCCATCATCGTGCGCGAGATCGACATCTTGGCCCGTGCTGGCGCTTTGCCACCCATGCCCGATGCACTGCGCGAGGCTGGCGGCATGGTCGATGTCGAGTACGTCTCGCCATTGAACCGCGCACAGCGTGCCGAAGAAGGCGTGGCGATCATGAACACCTTGCAGGCCATCGCGCCCTTGGCCCAGATCGACCCTAGCGTGCTGGATGTGTTCGACCCCGAGAAAATCGCACGCGAGCTGGCCGACATCAACGGCGTGCCTGCCAAGGTTATGCGCTCGACCGAAGAGATGCAGAAGCTCAACGACCAGAAGGCGCAGGCCGCACAAGCCCAGCAGCTCTTGGCCGCTGCACCCGTGGCCGCAAGCACTGCCAAGGACTTGGCACAGGCGCAGGCCTTGCAGTCTGCCTCACCATCTCAACAAGCACCTAGTCTCTTCCCAGCATGATTGGCAACCTGACCAAAGCAGTACAGCGCATCTTGAACCGCAAGACGGCATATCGCCGTGTGTTCTTCGATGCCGATGGCAACATCAGCGCCAACGCAGAAGTGGTGCTGGCAGACCTCAAGAAGTTCTGCCGCGCCACATCATCGACCGTGATGGTGTCGCCCATTTCAAAGCAGATCGACCCCATCGCAATGGCAATGGCCGAAGGTCGCCGCGAGGTGTGGCTGCGCTTGATGGCCCACCTGCACATCGACGAGAAGCAAGTTTTCAACCTCGAGGAGCCTGACAATGGCAACGACTAAAGCAGCCAACATGCTGTCGGGCGACAACCCAGCAGATGAGGGCAAAGAGTACAGCACCAAGGAAAACACCAGCACCAACCCCAAGGCTGCTGAGTTTGTGATGACCTTGCTGCTGGCCGCGCCGATGGCGCACATGCTGCACTTGCAGACGCGCAGCTTCGCAGAACACATGGCGCTCGATACGCTCTACAAAGAGCTGCCCGACCTCGTCGATGGTTTTGTCGAGAGCTACCAAGGCAAGTACGGCATCATCGAAAAGTACCCGAACCAAGCGACCGTGCCGCCTTACGGCCACCCACTCGAGTTCGTGGTTCACCTCAACAAGTATGTGGACAATACGCGATACCTCGTGTGCGACGACAGCGAGATGCAGAACGACATCGACGGCATTGTGTCGCTGCTCAACTCGACCACCTACAAACTCAAGTTTTTGTCCTGATTTCTCAACCACTCCAAAGGAGCTTAAATGTCTGATGCAATGAACGGGTCTGCAATGCTTGCAGGCAACCCAGCAGGTGAACCCGCTGGAAACGCTGGCGGTACACCACCAGCATCGACCCCACCCGCAGGTGGCAACGATCAGGGCGGCACGCCTCCCGCAAGCGGCAACTGGTACGACACCTTCGGTGACGAAGAGCTGAAAGGCTACGTCCAGAACAAGGGCTGGAAAGACCCCAGCGAGCTGGCCGTTGGCTACAAGAACCTCGAGAAGTTGCTCGGCGGCGAGAAGCTGCCCATGCCCAAGGGCGCAGACGATGCCGAGGGCTGGGGCCGTGTCTATGACGCGCTTGGCCGTCCCAAGTCTGCCGAGGAGTACAAGCTGCCCCTGCCCGATGGCGACGATGGCGGTTTTGCCAAGGTCGCGTCCAACTGGATGCACGAGGCAGGCTTGAACCAGAAGCAGGCCGAGATCATCGCCGGCAAGTGGAACGAGTACATGCAGACCACTGTCGGCCAGCAGACCCAGCAGTCGGCCCAGAAGGTCGAGCAAGACCTGACAGCTCTCAAAGGCGAATGGGGCCCAGCATGGGACGAGAACATCGCCCTCGGCTCCCGCGCTGCAAAGCAGTTCGGCCTCGACGCTGAAAAGCTCACCGCCATCGAAGGCGCAATCGGCACGGGCGACATGCTCAAGCTGATGGCCAAGATTGGCCGTGGCCTGACCGAACACAACTTCGAAGGTGGCAACACCACGCAGGGCTTCGGCATGACACCAGCAGCAGCCAAGGAGCGTATCGCTGCACTGCGAAACGACACAGGCTGGGCGACCAAGTACATGAACGGCGATGTCGAGGCGCAGGCCGAGATGAAGCGCTTGATGACTGTTGCTTTCCCTGAGTGATGCGAAGGGCACACCAGCGATGGAAAACTTGCAACACGACCCGCAAATCAGATTAGAATGTCTGAAACTGGCGCACCGCGCTGATCGCAGCCCAGATGAAGTGATCGCCAACGCGAGAACGTATCTGGCTTGGGTCAACGGGGTGGGCAACTCGATAACCCCACAAGGGCCGAGTGACAGCTCGAAAGAGAGCAAATTGGCCCCGACAGCTTCTGCTCGGACAAGCCCTACGAAGAGCGCAGCTAAAGCTGCAACCAGTTCAACCTAACCTTCAAAGGGTAGAAATATGTCTTTCAACGTCTCCACGGCGTTCGTTCAGCAGTACAGCACGAACGTCCAAATGCTCTTGCAACAGCAAGGCTCTCGTCTGCGCAACACTGTGCAGAACTTCAAGTTCACTGGCAAAGCCGCTTCGATGGCAGAACAGTTCGGTCAGGTTTCTCCTGTCCGCAACCAGTCTCGCCACAGCGACACTCCATTGATCAGCACCCCCCAAGACAAGCGTTGGATTTATCCCAACGACTACGACTGGGCTGACCTGATCGACAACCAAGACAAGCTGCGTATGCTGATCGATCCGACCAGCTCCTACGCAATGGCTGGCGCTTGGGCAATGGGTCGCGCTATCGACGACGAAATCTTGTCTGGCTTCTACAACGCCAACAACACTGGTGAAAACGGTACTTCTTCCACTGGCTTGCTCTCTGCCTACGGCAGCGGCTCTCAAATGGTTGCTGGCACTGTTGGCGCTTCTGCTGCCACTGGTTTGAACATCGCAAAGCTGCGCGCAGCCAAGCGCAAACTGTTGGAAGCCGAAGTCGATGTGGACAACGACCAGTTGTTCATGGCGATCACTGCCAAGCAACACGACGACTTGTTGAACGAAGCTCAAGCTATCAGCTTGGACTACAACAGCAAGCCTGTGTTGGTTGACGGCAAAATCAGCTCGTTCATGGGCTTCAACTTCGTCCACAGCGAGCGTATTGCTGGTGGCGCGAGCTTTAACGCCGCGATCAACCCAAGCATCGCTACTGGTTCGTCTGACGGCCAATACACCACTGGCTCTCGCTACTTGGTTCCTTGCTGGGCTAAGTCTGGCTTGGCCTTGGGTGTGTGGAATGATGTGAACACCTCCATCGACCGCCGCGCCGACAAGCGCAACTCTTATCAGGTGTATGTCACTGGCACGTTCGGTGGCGCACGCATGGAAGAGAAGAAGTGCGTCATCATCAACTGCGTTTAATTGAAGGAGTGACGCAACATGGCTACCTATCTCTCTACTGACCTCACTGGCTCTGCCAACCAGACCAGCGTGCCCACGGGCTTCCGTCCCTCTGCCGCTGTCGTCGGCGCTCGCTTCAAGCGTTTGCGTGGCTCGTTCACGTTTGCGTCTCAAGCGACCACTGACACATTGGTGATCGGCAACTTGCCTGCTGGTGCTACCTTCGCGGGTGGCAACATCACTGTGAGCGCCTCGACCTCTACTGCCACTCTCGCCATCGGTATCGCTGGCACGACTGGCAAGTACAAGGCTGCTGGTGCTGTGACTACTACCGATGTGCCTCAAGCCTTCGGTACTGCCGCACAGATGGCCGCTGCTCCTCTCACCGCAGAAGAGCAAGTGATCGTCACCATCGGTACTGCTGCGCTTCCAGCCAGCGGCACTATGGTTGTCGATCTCTACTACAGCATGCCTGTCTAATCAGGCGATGTAGGCGGGGCTGGGGTAACCCAGCCCCTTCTTCAATTCTCATCAGGAGATACTCATGGCTTTCTACTACGGCTTGAACAAGGGCGACAGCGAGTACGCCGCAGTCACTTCGACCTCTGCCAGCACAAGCAAAGAGGTCGAGATCGTTGTCAACAACACGAACGTGACCACCAAGCAAGAGCTGCTGACAGCGCTGGCGAACCTTTACAACTTCGTGCTGAAGAACAACTACCCTCTTTAAAGGATTGACCTATGTCAACTCGTCGCGCAGATGATCAGGCTTATACCCTGCTCTCAAGCGGCAGCGCCACAGGCTCTGCTGTTAGCATCAAAGGTGGCACTTACATCGTTCAGTTCAGCGGAACGATCAGTGGGGCCACCATCAGCTTGCAGGTGCAAGACCTTGCAGGCGTGTGGGCTGATGTCGAGGTCTTCACCGCCAACGCCATCCGCTACACGACACTGCCTAAAGCACAAACTGGCGTAAGTCTGCCTGCTGGCAATGTGCGCGTTGCATTGAGTGGCGGCACACCTTCTGGCATCAACGCCTACTTGGTCGGCTTGGGTTGATAGGAGGCGCACATGGCCTCAGTCATTCAAGTCGCCAACCGTGCGCTGACCAAGCTCGGATCGGCGCGTATCACTTCACTCAGCGATGATGTGAAGGCTGCGCGTTCGATCTCCTCTTGCTTTGAAGACCTGCGAGACGATGAGCTGCGCACCAGCCGCTGGCAATTCGCAATGAAGCGCACCTCACTGGCTGCGCTTGCTGACGCGCCTGCGTTCGGCTTCCAATACCAATACGCCCTGCCGCCAGACTTCCTGCGTCTGGACATGATCAACGACCAGTACCCCTCTGCTGTGATGGACAACTACATCGGCGCAGAAACGCAGGAGTACATGATCGAGGGCAACGTCATCCTGACCGACATCGAGGCTCCATTGAAGCTGCGATACATCGCACGCATCGAAGACCCGAATCAGTGGGATGTGAACTTCCGCGAGATGCTTGCATCGCGCATCGCAGCCGAAATCTGCGAAGACCTCACCCAATCCGACACCAAGAAGCAGGCAGCTTGGAACGACTACAAGCGTGCCAAGAGTACCGCCATCCGCATTGGCGCAATCGAGAAACCTCCAGCCACGCCGCCTGACAATTCTTGGATCATTTCTAGGATTTAAGAGATGCCCAAGGCCTCACCACTTCGCTCATCGTTCAACGCTGGCGAGCTGTCGCCACTCATGGCTGGCCGCACTGATGTCAACAAGTACAGCAGCGGCTGCGCTGAGATGCGCAACTTCATCCCATCGGTGCAAGGCCCAGCCGTGCGTCGAGCTGGCACGCGCTATGTGTCTGAGGTCAAGAGCAGCGCCAACCGCACATGGCTGGCCCGTTTCGAGTTCAACACAGCGCAGGCCTACGTCCTCGAGTTTGGCGACCTGTACCTGCGCTTCTACACCAACCACGGCCAGCTTTTGTCTGGCGGCGTGCCCTACGAGATCGCCACGCCTTTCACCGCTGCTGAGATGACCAACAGCGATGGCACGTTTGCGCTGTCGATGGTGCAGTCGGGTGACGTGATCTACATCGCCCACCCCAACCACCCATTGCAGAAGCTATCGCGCCTTGGCAACACCAACTGGACGATCACCGATGCGCCGCTGATCAATGGGCCTTTCCAGACCCAGAACACCGACCGCACGATCACGGTCTATGCAAGCGCGACCACTGGCACGATCACGCTCAAGTCAAGCGCAAACCTGTTCACCTCGAGCATGGTCGGCTCGTTCTTCTACCTCGAGCCTGCTGACCTGTCGCAGATCAAGCCTTGGACTGCTGGTCAGGAATACTCGACCAACCCTTACGGGGTATATCGCCGCAGCGATGGCAAGACCTATCAATGCACGACCAACGGCACGCCCACATCGGGCAAGGTTTGGCGCACTGGCCCTGACAAACCCATCCACACCTATGGCACGCTGGCCGATGGCGACTACCAAGGCATCAGTGGCACGACATGCGAGCGCCAAGGCCTCGATTGGCTGTTCGTGGACTCTGGCTATGGCTACGTCAAAATCACTGGCTACACCTCGCCTACGCAGGTCACAGCCGTGGTGCAGGGCAATGCCCAGCTCCCCTACGGCGTAGTCGGCATCACGATCAACGGCACAACGACCGCAGGCAGCGCGGTGGTAACGGGTCTAAGCTCGACCACCAACCTGCGCGTGGGCATGGCCGTCAGCGGCTCGACGATCCCGACCAACGTGAAGATCAAGTCGATTGACAGCGCTTCGCAGGTCACCCTCGATACCTCGACTGGTGTGACTGCTGGTACGGTGGCGCTCACCTTTGGCACGCCCACCTTCCGTTGGGCCAAAGCAGCCTTCAACGCTGCCGATGGCTACCCAACCAAGGTGACCTTCTTCCGTGAGCGCCTAGCCCTGTCTAAGGGCATCCAGCTCTACTTCTCGGTGGCAGGCGACTTCGAGAACTTTGCCAGCAAGGACGACAGCGGCCAAGTGGTGGCCGACCGCGCCATTCAGGTGACGATCTCGAGCGACGAGGTCAACACCGTGCAGTGGCTCGCACCCACGCAGGCCTTGCTGATCGGCACGGCTGGTGCTGAGTTTGCCTGTGCTGAAAACTCCACCAGCGAGGCTTTCGCGCCTGCCAACGTCAAGATCGACCAGCAGACCTCGGAAGGCTCCAAGGCCGTGCAGCCCGTGCGCGTGGGCTACTCGACGCTGTTTGTGCAGCGCTCTGGCCGCAAGCTCAAAGAGGCCTCGTACAACTTCCAGCAAAACGGCTACGTCACCACCGACCTGACCGTGCTGGCCGAGCATGTCACCCAGAACGGCATCGTGCAGACCGACTGGCACAAGGAGCCATACGTCTGCATGTGGGCTGCTCGCGGTGATGGCCGCTTGCTGGGCTTCACGTTCAACAAAGAGCAGGACGTTCTTGGCTGGCATCCCCACACCATTGGTGGCTCGTTCAACGGCGGCGATGCCGTGGTCGAGTCGGTGTGCGTCATCCCTCACCCCAACCAGAACCGCGATGACCTGTGGATGATCGTCAAGCGCACGATCAACGGCAGCACCAAGCGATATGTCGAGTACCTCGAGCGCGAGTACCAAGACGGCGACTTGCAGTCGAGCTGCTTCTATGTGGACAGCGGCGCGACCTACAGCGGCTCGCCCACCACGACGATCAGCGGCTTGGGCTACCTCGAGGGCCAGACCGTGCAGGTGCTGGCTGATGGCGCAGCTCACCCTGACCGTGTGGTGACATCGGGCGCGATCACCCTGCAACGCTCGGCCTCGGTGGTGCAGGTGGGCCTGCCCTGCCCTGCATGGCTCAAGACCACCCGCATCGAGGCTGGCGCTGGTGACGGCACATCTCAAGGTAAGACCAAACGCATCACGAAAGTGGTGTTCCGCTTCTACAATACGCTAGGTGCAAAGGTCGGCCCCGACGAGAGCATGCTCGACACCATCGAGTTCCGCGCTGGGTCTGACCTGATGGATCAAGCGCCGCCGCTGTTCACTGGCGACAAAGGCCCGATTGACTGGGCTGGTGGCTATGACTTCGACGGTTTCATCATGGTGAAGCAAGACCAGCCCCTGCCGATGACGGTGGTGGCGATCATGC